ACGGTGTTGCATCTGTCAACAAAGCGTTGCTTGCAGATAATGACGAGCTACGCGCTATCGGTAAACTCGTCACAAGGATTCGTGACACACACGCGGCTATGACTATGCCGTGGTCAAACTCTGGCTTGCGACTGTTACCGACTAAACAGTTCTTCAAGTATCAGGAAGTAATGACAGCATTACGCGACGAGTTCTACAAACTTGTCGAAGCGTTCCTAAACAAATACGAGGACGCCGTTGTAGATGTACAGATACTGCTTGGAGACTTGTTTTCACATGATGACTATCCGACACTCGTGGAGCTGAGACGTAAGTTCAACATGAGCATACAGTATACTGATGTTCCGACTGGTGACTTTCGTGTGGCATTACCACAGGAAGCGATTGATGAATTGAAGTCTAGCATGACCGCTAGTTTCCAGAACAATTTCGAAGTCGCTATGAATGACGTGTGGACACGTCTACACAAGTTTCTCACAAGAATGTCTGAACGTCTGGACTACTCGGATAACGAGACCAAAAAGATATTTCGTGATACGTTGGTTACTAACGTCACTGACATGATCGAATTGTTGCGTGTATGTAACGTGACAAATTCTTCACAGATGGAAGCTATGGCTAACCGTCTCGAAGAAGCTATGTCGGGTGTTACGCCTGACGCATTGCGTGAAGATGATTACTTTCGCGCCGAAACCAAAGCCGCAGTAGATCAAGCTATTGCCGCTTTACCAAGTTTAGATTTCAATTAAGCGTGGTTGTTAGCCACGCATCAACCGTCATTTAAGGAGAAGTAAAATGACAAATCAAGCTAAAGAACTTTTTTCACTAAGCATCAAGCAGACTGCAAACCTGATACACTCTGTGCCTAACCGAACGGTTATCGCGCAAGGTCACATGGGTAGTGGTAAAACATCGGGCATCAGAGCAGAACTTGCCGAACTGAGACCTGACAACATCTATGTAGAGTTTGACTGTACCAACAAGGACATCCAAGATCTATCTGGCCCGAAGTTTATGAAAGCGGCAGAGGACATGATCTGTGACTACATTGAGTTTGTTCCGAACGCAGAACTTGGAGCGCATCTTGGCAAGCCTATCACGTTGAACTTTGACGAATTGTTCAAAGCACCCGAACCAGTAAAGAAGGGTGTACGGCGTATCATGCTTGAACGTAAGGTTGGCAACATAGAGTTACCTGACGGTAGCTTGATATATGGCACATCAAATCTTGGAGCAGAAGGTTTGGGTGACGTGTTGCAAGCACATCAACGTAACGCCATGATTATTGTGAACACACGTAAACCTACGATGGTGGAATACTTGGAGCATGGCATTGCCAATAACTTCAATCACATTTTTCTTGGGTGGTGTAAAGACAATCCGCAACTCATGCAGACATTTCTGGAGATAAAAGATCCCGAAGAAAATCCGCATATTTTTCATCCGAAAGCAGTAGGACGTAACGCTTTCTTCACGTGTCGTACTGGTGAGTTTGCATCTGACATTCTCAATGCGAGTGAGCATATGGATGATGTAACAACACAGGCTTCATTGATGGGTGCTATTGGCGAACGTAGTGCGATGGACTTGATGGCATACGTCAAACTATCCCACCAACTGCCTAGCTTGCAGTCTATCAAGGATGATCCGAAGGGTGCAAAGATACCTGACGGCGCGGCGGCTAAGTGTATGGTTGTGTATAGAACTCTGTCTACGTTGGACAAAGACTGGATCAACGCGTGGATGGATTACTTGCCACGTCTTGATGGCATCACACAGGGATTGTTTGTCAACGGTGTTCGCGCACCGAAGTACAGCAACCAGTCTATGGTGATGACCAACAAGAAATTCACCGACTGGGCAATGCAGAACAGTCACTTGTATTCAGCAGATAAAGTGTGAGGTGAGTGATGAAGATACACAAGCACTACGGAAATGCTTTTGTTCAAAGCAAAGGTAAATTGGTACACTCAGGTTCAAGCGTAAGGCATGAAGAAATTCCAGAGGTGACAAACCGTGCAACTCGTCGTGCGGCGATGAGCATGAAACGTAAACAGAGCGTGGCTAACAACCACGCCGAAACAAAAAGGGAGAACAGCTAATGTTCGTACAAAACTTAACTGAAGAGCAACGGCTTGCAAAAGCACGTGTTGCGATAATGAGCAAGGATAGGTATGCCCCTCTCGCAGGGATAATGATGATCGGTACTAGTGAGATTACTGATGATCCTTCCTGCGGCACGGCGTATACTAACGGACGTGACGAGAGGTATTCACGTGAGTTCGTAAAGAAACTTAACGACGCAGAACTTAGGTTTCTCGTATTGCACGAAAACGAACACAAGTATCGGCGTCACTTGTATATCTACAAGCATCTGCATGACAAGCATCCTACAATCTCGAACGTAGCGATGGATCATGTTATTAACAATAACCTAGTCGCTGAGAATGATGATGGCTTTGCTACGATGACAGGTCCGCTTCTTGATGGATGTTGTGACGAGAAGTATCGAGGTATGTCCGAGGTCGAAGTGTTCAACGCCATATATGAAGAGACTAAAGGTGGCGGTGAAGGTGACGGTGACGGTGAAGGTCAAGGCGAAGGTCAAGGTCAAGGTAACGGTGGTGGCAGTCCACTAGATGATCATGACTGGGAAGGTGCAAAAGATCTTGATCCCGAAGAGAAGCGTCAACTTGAACGCGAGATCGATGAAGCCATACGTCAAGGTGCTTTGGTCGCAGGGAAATCTGGTAGCGGTGGTAATCGTAATCTAGAAGAATTGCTACAGCCACAGATTGATTGGCGTGAGGTATTGCGTGAGTTCGTCAACGATACTTGTCGTGGTAGCGAGTTCAGTACATACCGAAGGCCGAACCGTAGGTACTTGCAAGATGATCTTTATATGCCAAGCGGTGAAGCTGACAAGGTTGGCGAATTGGTGATTGGTATCGATACGTCTGCATCTATCAGCAACTCAGAGATCGCTCAGTTCTTATCTGAGGTGAAGCATATATGTGATACGGTCAAGCCCGCAGGGGTCCGCCTTCTTTACTGGGACACAGAGATATGTCGTGACGAGTACTACGACGAGCAATCTACCGGGAAGCTTGTAGCGTCAACCAAACCAGAAGGTGGCGGTGGTACTGATGTGCGTTGTGTTACTCAGTACATCCAAGATCAGAACATCAAAGCGCAAGCGTGTGTTGTTCTGACGGATGGCGATCTTTACTACGGTTGGGGTGAGTGGTCTCTACCTGTGTTGTGGTGTGTCTTGAACAATGCCGATGCGACTGCTGATGTTGGCAAGACTGTTCATATCAAGTCGGAGGATATGTAATGGAATTAAAAGACGGTGACTATACTTTAGTTGACGGAAACGCTTGGTTTACTATCAAAGAGTTTTCCGTTCGTATTCACGGTACAGATGAGGGCGTGATTGTAGACGTTTGGAATAAAGGCGAGGAGGACGGTGACGTTGTCGCTTCCACTTATGCCTTTGACGAAGAAATGGAGGGTGCGTAATGGACGTATCTACACGTGGTTATAAACCACGCTCGGTTAGAAAGCCGTACGCCGAAAGAGGTATAGCCTTTAGACGCGCACAAAAACAACGCATGGTCGCCAAGGCCATGCGAATAACTGACGATAAGTATATAGCAATTCGTCTAGCAGATAACCTGCGAAAGTGTTCTTGCTTCATGTGTCAAAACTTCACGCATGAAGAGGGGAGACTACAAACAATCAAACATGACGTGTCTACACGTCAACAACTAATGGAGAATATATTATGACGCATATTTCGATGAATATGGTTAGGGTCAAAGACTTGGCTTCGGACAAGATGAGTTTGGAAGCCGATGCAGATTGGTTGGCAGATCCTAAAAATCCTAATCTGTCTTACAACATGATAGGAACAGAACACTTGAAGGCTTTTGCACGGGCAATACTTGAGGCATTTCCTACATACAAGTTTGCGTATGATAACAGCCATTCGTTCCACGTCTATCGGACTGGCGATCAGTACACGATGGGTACTATCTCTTTTGCCGATCTAAGAGACAGGAGGGTTACACCACAGAAATACGATGATGATGGAAACCCATTGGAAGATAGAAAGTTTGTTGTGTTCAGTCCAAACATTGCCAACGGTAAGTATTCCTACGGTCAACGTGAGAACATGGCTGAAGCTGTCTCTATCAAACGTGCTATGACTAACGTGCGTAAGTATTTGCGGCCTATGAATTTGGTGCAGTCTATGAGCCTTACTGCCGCTGACGTATCGCGAGGGGCGCAGAGATCTTTACGTAAGATTGTAGACGAGGCCGGTAGCGTAAGGCGCAAGATTGTTTCTGACGAAACTCTTGACGTTACCAATTCGTATTCAAGTTTTAATGCTCTGCCGAAAACAGATGCCCTGACAGTAGAGCTAAAACACTTGATTGATAGTGGGCATGAGTTCGTTAACCTTGAGTTCAAACAACTATTAGAAGATTTGTTTGCCCAACGTGACAAGGTGACGGAAGCTAGGTCACGTCATGCCGACAGGAAGCATTCGTATGTGGAGACCTCGGTCAATACTTTCGGTGATATAAAGTACAAGGTCGTTAGAGGCGTAGACGTGGATCGCAGGTTAGACGATCATATACCATCTGACAACATCTCTATCTATACACAGGCAGATTTGCCGAAAGAGCTGGAGGGTAAGTTGGCAGTCGTTCAAATGCTAGAAGATGGTCAGTATGTGGACGATGTGGGCTATCGTGTAAGTGATGGTGCTTGTTACCTTGTCGAATAAGTACTTTGCGGACATGACAGCCGATGAAATCGCTGAGGGAAACGTATACCGCGTTTCCTTCTCAAATGATGAAAATGATAAAGAAAGTGTTTTTATTTCATGTTTAGGTATTGAATGTCTTGACACGTCAGTAAAGTCACACTATATCAATATACGTGAGACACCTAAATGGGTACAAGAGGGCGTCGCTAGGCTAATGATAGTTGATAATATCAAAGGTGTTGGCGAACGTCACAGTTCCAAAAGAAATATCTTTTATTTGTTTCACGATTAAATCCTTGGTTGGGCGTGGCTATTAGCCACGTCTGATCAGACGCCAGTTACGAAACCAGTTAGGTAGAATTTATGACGCCCGAAGCAAAAGTTAAAAAGAAAGTAGTACAGCTACTTAAACAGTACAAAGCGTACTTCTTCTATCCTGTCACTGGTGGATATGGCTACAGTGGTGTGCCAGATATAATAGTATGCCACAAAGGTCGGTTTATCGGTATCGAATGTAAAGCGGGGAAAAACAAACCTACAGCATTACAAGAAAAGAACTTGAGAGATATCGAATTAGCTGATGGAATATCGATGGTTGTTAATGAGGACAACATCGCAAGTGTAGAGGAAACTCTGCAAAAACTTTAATGGAGAATAGCATAATGGCTACTTTAAAAACAAAAGCCCCTGAGACAGTTCAAATCCATGTGATCAAACAGGGAATGTTAAAACTTAGAATTATAGGTGAGACACCTATGTATTTTAATAGCATGGGATCAAAAGCTAAACGTGACCTAGTTACTGGGGCAGGGAAGAAAACAGCGGCTGAGAAAAAACTTCTCAAGCATGATCCTGAGAACGAGTTTAGGGAAACAATGTATAAGAACTTTCATAAAGGTGACACTTTACTATATTTCCCTGCGACAGGAATTAAAAAAGGTATGGCTACAGCGGCCTTGGAAACCGCAGGGATTACAAAAGCAAATGTTAATCGCTTAATATTCATGCCACAACAACAAATTCCAATATGGGGTAAACCTTATCTCAAGATGGATGTTGTCAGAGCCGCTGATATGAACAGGACACCAGACGTACGCACACGTGCGTATCTACCAAGATGGTGTTCCGAAGTAACTATCAAGTACTGTACACCTACCTTCAACGCACGAGGAGTTATCTCTCTGTTAGCTAACTCTGGAATGATTTGCGGGCTTGGTGACAACAGACAGGAAAAGGGCAACGGTTCGTTTGGTTCTTATACTGTCCACAGTGCCGAGGATATGGGAGATGCTAAATCTCTCTGGGATGAGATCGTAGCAGAAGGGCGTGAAGTCCAAGAGTTGGCTTTCGAAAATCCTGAGTGTTACGATGATGAAACTCAAGATTTACTAGACTTCGTACAGGAAGAAAGAATACGTAGAGCCGCATAGGTATATACGTTTTGGAGTGGGGCGGTACGCCGCCCCTGTGCCATTGGTTGCAATGAGTTGAGTCGGGTTCTGTCGAGTTCCGTTCCGTTACGGCGGTTGTGTCGAGTTGAGTTAATTTATGGTTAGTTGAGTTCAGTTCTGTTCAGGCGGTTGTGATATGTCCAGTTCGGTTCCGTTGTGTTGTGTTACGGCGGTTTGGTCATGGCGAGTTCAGTTTGGTTATGATGTGCGTATGTTCAGGCGGTTACGTCTGGGTTGGGCGAGTTGCGTTGAGTTCGGGATTGTTGAGTTCTGTTACGGCGGTTGAGTTAGGCTGAGTTTGGATCTGTTCGGGTCAGTCGGGCTATGGAGAGTTTTGGCGAGGCGGTTCCGTTATGGCGAGTTTCGTTCAGTTATGTTTAGTTGGGGCGGTTGTGTTGAGTTCCGTTAAGTTGAGGTATGTCCAGTTCGGTTGAGTTTGGGTATGTTTCGGCGGTTGAGTTTGGTTGAGTTCCGTTGAGTTCAGTTATGGTGTGTTCCGTTTTGTTTCGGCGGTTGAGTTTAGATTGGTTGAGGCGTGGAGAGACGTGGAGTGATGAGGTCTGGCGGTTGTGATATGTCAAGTTCGGGATTGCTGAGTTCTGGCGGTTCCGTTGTGTTGGGGTCTGGCTAGGTGAGATCCGTATGGTCAAGGCGGTTGAGTTTGGTTGTGATAAGTGGCGGCGAGTTGAGTCATGTCGCGGTAATTAATTTTTTAGAAGGATAAATTGTATGAGTAAATTTAATAAGAAAACACGTCAAAAGATGGTCGATGATTATCTGAATGACACAGGTAGAAATACCTTCAAAGCGGATGAATTTATTACATGGTTGGATACACAGCCAGATCATCCGTTACACGCATCGTTTCATGGAAGAGACGGAGAGTTGTTGTGGCAAGCTAAGTTAAACTTGGCACGACAGTTTGTTTCTGGGTTACGCATTGTGGTTAAAAGTGAAGTCATCGAATCAGCAGTGCCGACAATTAAAGTTACAGAATACCCTGCATACATCTCGCCAGTTTCTACCAGAAAACTAGGCGGCGGCTACGAAGCGTTTGACCCTGATAGTGAAAAGTCACAGGAAGAGTTGCGTAAACAGGCAGGGGTATATTTAGCAGGGTGGCTAAACAGATACAGAGGTTGTGCCGAACATATAGGTGTAGACCTAACACCCGTTGAAGATATTGTTCGCGTGTTGCGTGATGACAAAACAATCGCCGCAGAGTGACATACCACAACAGCTATCCCTGTTCCTACGTGAGATGGGGATGGCTGAAATAAAACAAGAGGTGACAGAAGCTGAAAAATATGTAGCATGGTTACCATCTTATGAAGGAGAAGAGCCACCATTTTGAGGAGATAGTTATGGGGAACGAGCAGTTAACAGATTGGCAAGCCAAAACTCTAAAGTTCTTAAAAACACAGGTCGATAACTTGCAAGACGAAAGCGGTCGTAAAGACCCAAGGCCGAGGATACAACAAGAACTGTTTGCCGCAATGGAAGAGTTAGATAATTATGTGGACAATCTGAGGAGGACCGGAGTCGTTATAGAACACAGGAGAAGATCTTGGCGGGGTGTAGTATGAGCCGTTGGACCAAGAACCAGAAAGAGATGCAAGGGTATAAACGTAAACTAGCGTACGGACATCAGAAAGTCAGCCTTGCAACAGCCCCTTGGGATGAAAAGAATAAAAAGGTGGGGCAAGTCGTTGAGAGGAAAACGTGGAAAGAAAGGACCAAAAAACCGCGTTAAGAACTTGCCCCTATAAATATAATACATAAAGATATGGAGTTGTCATGGAATTTTTTACTTTATTGACGGTAGGCTATACCCTTGCGGAACATCAAATGTATTTGACCGCTTGGTTTCCTAGTGAGGATGCTTGTTGGGATGTGTTACTAACTATCGGTGGGTTTTACGATAAAATCAACGCAACAGAAGGTCATTGTGATGTAAGCGAGGTCGCGTCACGAATAGTAAGGCCAAAATTAAGACCTTGGTAGGAGAGCAACGTGTTTATTAAACCAGAAAGTTTAGACAAAGTTATTGTTCAGTCAAAAAAGTTCTTTGAAGAAGAAGTGAAAGACACTGTTGGTTATGAGTACGAAGAACAACATAGTGAAGGTTATGAGATAGACGGTCATCTTCTAGATATTAATATCTGGGATGGTGATTCCATAAATGGCGGTGACGGTATGTGGCACTGCGAGGCTATCGAATGTCACTATGATGAAAACGGTACGTGGGTTCGAGGCTACCAATATCAAAACCTATGGTCGGTTAAGAAGGGAGAAGTAGATGCCAAATTTGTGTAATTGTGATGATGCTCAAGAGGAGCATGAACATTGCGTAGGATGCGACTGCATTCTTAATTATAACGAAAGCGAAAATTACTGCCGTTGGTGTGAAGAACGGATGAAGGGAGAAGTAGATGCCTAAATATACAGTAATAGCGGTGATGGAAGTAGGCTATAAAACCTCTATTGAAGCTAAAGACGATGAAGATGCTTTTAAAAAAGCAGAAGAGTTAGAGTTGGAAGAATTTGAAAATACTGGCAGTGGTAGCTTTCGAATTTACGACACTTACAAAGAAGATGTGGAGGGAAGCAAAAATGACTAAGAAAGAGAGCAAGGTATGGGAATACCTGATTAAAAATCGCAAAGCCGATTACGCTATCGTAGCGGATGAATGTGGTGTCGATATAGAATTTGTAAAGAATATGGTATCGCGCATAAGTTCAGAAAATTGGCGTGAAGAAGTCAAGCCCGCCACACGCGCAGCCAAAAGAAGCAGGATACTAGACACAGCAAAAGATCTTGTCACTACAGACAGAGCCGAGCAGCACGGTGATGCCGAAGAGAACTTTAGGATGATGGCTACGTACTGGAATACGCACCTTGGTCTTATAGATTTTATAAAGGTAGATGATGTTCCGATTATGCTGACCCTGATGAAGATCGCAAGACTGCACGGGGACGGCACAAAGAACCTAGACAACTACATAGATGTCTGTGGGTATATGTCATTGGGCGGTGAGATAGCCGAAACCTAATGGATATTTATACACTAGACTTTGAAACGTACTACGCTCAAGACTATTCGTTATCAAAGCTGACAACTGAAGAATATGTGCGAGATAAAAGATTTGAGGTAATCGGCCTTGCGATCAAGAAGAATGACAAGGCTACTAAATATATAACCAATATAACCACGATCTCACGTCTGCTATCGCATATAGACTTCTCTCAGTGTGGTATTCTCTGTCATAATACTATGTTTGATGGAGCAATACTTTCTTGGCGGTATGGGGTAAAACCAAAAGCATGGTTCGATACGATGTGTATGGCTCGTGCCTTACACGGTGTAGAAACTAGCGCATCTCTCAAAGCAGTGGCAGAAAGATATGGTGTCGGCGTTAAGGGAACTGAGGTACATAATGCCAAAGGTAAACGCCGCGCCGATTTCACAAAAGAAGAGACATTACGATATGGCGAGTACGCCAAGAACGATGTGGAGTTAACTTATAATCTTTTTAAAAAGATGGGCGCAAAGTTCCCCAAACAAGAGTTGAAACTTATTGATCTTACATTGCGTATGTTTATTGAGCCTACGCTTGACCTTGATCTTGGACTTCTGGAACAGCATCTCGAAGATACCAAAGAACGTAAAGACAAGTTGTTACGCGATGCAAATATAGAAGATAAAAAAGATTTGATGAGCAATCAAAAATTTGCTGATATGCTACGAGATCTTTGTGTGGAACCGCCCATGAAGATTAGCGCTACGACAGGCAAAGAGACCTACGCTTTCGCGAAGTCTGATGAAGCGTTCAAAGAATTACAAGAACATGACGATGACAAGGTACAATCTTTAGTAGCGGCTAGGCTAGGTAACAAAAGTACGTTGGAAGAGACTCGCACTGAACGATTTATAAACATATCCAAGAGAGGATTGTTACCAGTTCCTGTTCGGTATTACGCCGCACATACAGGTAGGTGGGGAGGTTCTGACAAGATAAATCTACAAAACCTACCAAGCAGGGGACCGAACGCTAAGAAGTTGAAGAAGGCGATCATCGCCCCTGAAGGGTACACTATAGTAGAGGCCGACAGTTCGCAGATAGAAGCGCGAGTATTGGCATGGTTTGCAGGGCAGAATGATCTTACTACTGCGTTCTCGAATGGTGAGGATGTATATGTAAAGATGGCGTCACGTATATATCAATGTGACGAGGCGGATGTCACAAAGGATCAGCGGTTCGTTGGGAAAACTACAATTTTGGGCGCAGGGTACGGCATGGGGGCCGAGAAGTTTGGCGCACAGCTAAAGACGTTTGGGTATGAAGTCGAACCTCACGAGGCCCGGAGGATAATACAAATATATCGTGACGCTAACTTTAAGATTAGCAAGGTGTGGAGAGACGCTAACTTCATGGTTCAGCAAATGTCTAACAACAGACAAGCGGCTTTTGGTCGAGAAGGTGTTGTAAAGGTAGACGCATCAAAACAGTCTTTAATTATGCCTAGTGGACTGAGCATACTTTACGATCAGTTGGGCGCAGAAAAAACCGAAAACGGTTTGGAATATACCTATAAAACAAGGCGTGGGCGTACTAAGATATACGGCGGCAAGGTAATAGAGAATGTGTGTCAGGCAATAGCACGTTGCATTATAGGCGAACAAATGCTAAGAATTAATAAGAAATATAAAGTGGTGTTGACGGTACACGACTCAATAGTTTGCTGTGTGAAAGACAACGAAGTAGCAGCAGCTCAAGCGTATGTTGAGAAGTGCATGAGATGGACACCCGATTGGGCAACAGGCTTACCTGTGGATTGTGAAAGCGGCACAGGGAAATCATATGGAGACTGCGAGTGAGCATAGCACCTTGGTCTTTTAGTAAAGCAAAGGCATTTGATACATGCCCGAAGCAGTTCTATCATGTGAACATACTAAAAGAATATCCTTTCGAAGAAACAGACGCTATGCGATATGGCACTGAGTTCCATAAAGCGTGTGAAGATTACATAGGAAAAGATACACCATTACCAAAAAAGTTTGGGTTCATAGAACCTACGTTAGAAGCCCTGAATAACAAGAGGGGTGTAAAAGTATGTGAAAAGAAGTTGGGACTAACTGAAGACTTGGAACCCTGTGGCTTCTTTGATAAGAAGGTATGGTTTAGAGGTATAGCTGACCTAATAATAGTTGACGTATTGGCAGGGGCGGCTTGGGTGGTTGACTACAAAACAGGTCGATCATCCAAGTACGCTGATAAAGGACAGCTAGAACTTATGGCTCTTTCGGTATTTAAACACTACCCAGAAGTAACAAAAATAAAAGCGGGTTTGCTTTTTGTAGTTGCAGGAAGTTTAATAAAAGAAACTTATGAAATTGACTCGGAGTCAATTCTTTGGAAGAAATGGTTAGCAAAGTATGCTAACATGAAAATAGCGTTTGACAAAGATGTGTGGAACCCCCGCCCTTCTGGTTTATGCAAACGTCATTGTCCAGTGATGGAGTGTCCTCATAATGGGAGTAACTAATGCCGTATAAGAACAAACCTAGACCTTATAAAAAAGAGTATAAACAACAGAAAGCTAGGGGCGAACACGCTGACCGCATGGAAAGACAACGCGCCCGTAGAAAATTAGACAAGAAAAAAGTAAACAGAAAAGGTAAAGATATTGCACACAAGAAAGCGTTAAGTAGAGGCGGTTCGAATAAAGACGGTTATACTTTGCAAAGCCCGTCAAAGAACAGAGCAGCAGGGGGCCGGATGAGTAAGCCACCACGTAAAAAGAAGTAGTCACAAGCTACCACGGAGAACAACATGAAGATAATAAGGGATAAGGCGTTACTGCTTAAAGTACGTAACCCTAAACAGATAACAACTGTGATCCCAAAAAGTAAGGAAGTGTCTATGAATGAAGTTGTCGTAAACTGGGGTATTGATGAAGTTCATACCTTAAAAGATTTAAATATAAACATGCCGTCACCTATTACTAAACGTTATAGCTGGCCGGGTCAGTACAAACCGTTCGAACATCAGAAAGATACGGCATCATTTCTGACTATGAACAAGAAGTCGTTTTGTTTTAACGAACAGGGTACGGGTAAAACAGCGTCCTCTATATGGGCTGCTGATTACTTAATGAACCAAGGCAAGGTTAATAGAGTGTTAGTTGTATGCCCGCTATCAATTATGGATAGTGCATGGAGAAATGATTTGTTTGCTTTTGCCATGCACAGAACAGTTGATGTTGCTTATGGCTCTAAAGAAAAGCGTAAAAAGATTATAAATAGTGGCGCAGAGTTTATAATAATAAACTACGACGGTGTTGAGATAGTAAAAGATGACATAGCTAAAGGTGGGTTTGATTTATTTATTGTAGATGAAGCAACGCACTACAAAAACGTACAAACAAAGCGATGGAAAACTCTTAACAGCATCATAGGAGAAGATGACTGGCTGTGGATGATGACAGGCACACCTGCAGCACAAAGCCCGTTAGATGCCTATGGCCTAGCTAAGATGGTTAACCCACTGGCGGTTCCAAGATTTTTTGGGTCTTGGCGAGATATAGTTATGTGGAAAATTTCACAGTTCAAATATAAGCCAAAAGACACAGCTAAAGACACTGTGTTCCAAGCACTACAACCCGCCATACGTTTTACAAAAGAAGAATGTTTAGATTTGCCTGACATGGTTTACACCAAGCGATTTGTAGACATGACAACGCAACAGAAAAAGTATTACGAAACCCTGCGTAAGAAGATGGTTATGCAAGTGGTTGGTGAAGATATAACAGCCGCTAACGCCGCCATAAGCCTAAACAAACTGTTACAAATAAGTGCAGGGGCAATCTACACGGATGAAGGCGACACAATACAATTTGATATTAAAAATAGGTATCAAGTGCTGAGAGAGGTCATAGATGAAAGCAGTCAGAAGGTATTAGTATTTGTGCCGTTCAGACACACCATTGATATGTTATCCGACAAGCTGCAGCGGGACGGGGTCACGTCTGAGATCATACGAGGAGATGTTTCTGCGCCTAAGCGTACAGACATATTCCAGCGCTTTCAGTCAGATCCTGATCCTCGCGTTCTAATAATACAACCGCAAGCTGCTGCTCATGGCGTTACACTCACTGCCGCTAACACTGTTGTATGGTGGGGGCCAACTTCATCACTAGAAACATACGCACAGGCAAACGCACGTGTGCATAGGTCAGGACAGAACCATAAGTGTACAGTTATACAGATAGCAGGGTCAAATGCTGAAAAGCGTATTTACCGCCTTTTAGATGATCGTATCAACGTACATACAGAAATGATAAATTTATACAAAGAAATACTTGACTAAGTAGTATAAGTTACTATATGTCAGTAAAGTATCTATAAATGGAGAACACAAATGACCGTCAGCGTCGATAAATTATTAAAGACTTTTATAAAAATAAGAAGTAAAAGATCTGAGTTGTCTGCAGAGTTCAAGGAAGCAGATGAAAAACTATCTAAACAGCAAGATAAGATAAAAGCTGCTATGTTGGACTATTGCAAAGAGCAAGGGGTAGATAGTGTGAAAACCACAAGTGGTATGTTCTATCGCACTGTCAGACAACGCGTTTGGACTAATGACTGGGAAGCTATGTATGCTTTTGTAAAGAAGCATAACGTTCTTGAGTTTTTTGAAAAACGCCTTAACCAAACCAACGTAAGGCAGTTCTTAGAAGAAAACCCTGATCTTCAACCTGCGGGTCTAAACGTGGACAGTGAATACGTTGTTTCTGTGAGGAAAAACAAATGATGCAAGTAGAAGATACTCCATATGTAAATATTAATAAGGTAGCAGATTACTTCCAAGTGTCCGTATCTACTGTTCGGAAGTGGGTGAATAACGATTATATACCTGATGATACCTATATAAAGGTAGGTGAGGTGTATCGTTTTCGTCTAAACGATGTGGAATCGGCATTGTCAAAAGTAAGTAAGTCAGGGCAAGCTGAATTATAATGTCAGGTACAGCGTTTAACAATATTACTCTTGGAGATGGTTCTTTTAAAAAGACTGTTAACGGTGAGCATGCAAGCATGCTTGCAGATCCGTTGAATGTGGTTATTGTTAACGCTGCTAAGTTGGCTCGTACCTACTACGAGGAAGAGTACGATCCGACAAGTCCATCTGCTCCTACATGTTGGTCGTCAGATACCGTAGTACCCTCCCCAGATGTACCGTTAGAACAACGGCAAGCCCACAGGTGTATGAGCTGTGAGCAGAACATCAAGGGG